GTTCGGCTTAACCTCTGCTACAGCTGTTTCCGCGGCTTTTGCGATCGCTGTACCCGCTACTTCTTCTGTTCCGGCGTTCTTTGCTGCTACATCCATGTTCTGTGTTGTGTTCTCACTCATAATAAATACTTCCTTTCATAATTAAAATTTAATACTATCCAGTAAACCGTCTATAACGTCCTTTTCGGCGCTTTTCGGCTTAGATGGTAACTTAATACCCAGACGCTTATATACCTTTCTTCTGCTGTAGTATTGACCTTTCAGAACGCCTACAGAAGCGTCCACATAGTCGAACCATACCGCTTTTTTATCTGGGTTCTGTGGGTCCTTTCTCATAATACGGCCTATTTCCTGTTCCAGATTAAGACCGGTATTACTCTTTCCGTCCCCACGTTTTGGTGTTACTGTATGCCCTACGCAAAGGCTAGGTATGTCTAAACCTTCACGGGCTAACTGTGTAGCAAAAAGGATATTTACTTTTCCTTCCCTACACTGATCTAAAATATCTTGTCGTTTCTTTTTGGTAACTTGCCACTTCTTAAATTCTTCTTCGGTATACTGTGGCGTTTTTACTTTCCACCTTCTGGCTTTTCCGTCATACTTACATTCTGTACCGTAGTCAGCTGCCAGGGCTTCGGCCTGTCGTTTTCCACTGGCTACTTTCCAGCTATACCGGGTAAGTCCGCCATGCACTACAGCGGTCTTACAACCTCTGTAGCCCTGTTCCGTAAGAAGCTTGTCTACTTTCTCTTTCAGCTTAAAGCAATACCTTACGCTTTCAGAAAGAACGATAGACTGACCGTATTTAACCGCGTCTACGATACTTTTGGCTACCAGGTTTAACCGGTCTTCGTTTTCAAAAAGTCGGTATAAAATGTCCTGGTAATCCAGGTCTTCGCCCCCGGCGTCTATGTTTCCGTCGGCGCTATCTTCATTCCCGTAAGTGAAGGACGTGTAGACAAACTTTACTTCTGGTAAAACCAGCTGATCGTCTTTGTAAAGGGCGGTTCGGGGAACCTCATGTAGTACCGGTCCAATACCTAAGTACATAAGCTGTTCCATTTCGTCTTTACGCTTCGGTGTGGCCGTAAGTCCTATAATACGCTTCGCCGGAAACTGGGCGGCGGTATCTAAAAACTGGGTACTGGGAAAGTGGTGTGCTTCGTCGATCACGACGACGCCTATAAATTCTTTCAGCTTTTCTACAAGTCGCTGTTTTGCCTTAAGCGTCTGTACTGTCGCTATGATAAGCTTACGGTCGCCGAAGTCCTCTACACTGTCCCCCAGGATACCGACACGGCCTACGCCTTTCAGTGTAGATAACGCCCTGTCCCTGGTCTGATATACTAAATCTCTGGTATGGGTAAGCCATAAGGTCGGGCGTCCAACTTCATAGATATATCGCATACCCATGATAGTTTTACCGGAACCCGCCGGGGAAACCCCGATACCATTTTTACGTAACAGGCTATCTATAAGCGGGTGCTGGTAATCTCTAATCTGGAAGTTTTCGTTCCACGGTCCGAAGTCTACCGGTTCCCCTTCTACCTGTTCCTTATCCCATTTAACGGACGTCGTTGTTTCTGAAATAAGACTATATAAACGATCTGCATAACCACGGGGAAGTATTAAGCTTCCGTCGTTGTCATATGTAAAAAGCTGTAGCTTCTGGTCTATGCCCCAGGTAGGGCGACGCTGGTACTTCGCTTTTAAGTATGCCGGATTATCTATTGTAAGATCGTCTACTATTTTCAGTTTCAAGGGAAGCGGATAGCCACTTACCCTTATGTTATTGCTTTCGTATACGTGCAATCTCGCACCCCCTTTAAATCGTATCCACGTTCGCCGTTTATCTCTATACGTGGAAGGTTGATAGCTTCTATTTTCCCTTGCTGTAGTTCTTCCAGCGTTATATAACGCCGTCCTTTCTGGTTCATATACGCCATAGCGTGAACCAATCGGAAAGCATAGGCAACGTCTACAGCTTCGTTAAGGAAGGATACCAGGACAAGCCCTATATTTCTGTCTAATGCCTTTTCAAAATTTATCAGACCTTTAAGCTGGTCGGTGCGTAACATTGACAACATAAACCGGTCGCCGTCCGTTCTCTTTTCCTCACAAAGTAAATTTACGTGTTCCAGAAGTACCAGTTCGTCCGCCGGCCTTGTACCCAAGTTTCCACCGTCTGTAATGCGTAACCGCCATAAGTTTGGTATCTGCCGCCAGCTTCTTCTACATTCTTCCTGGAAGTCTTCGCCACGCTGTCTACGTTCCGCCTGTTTCTCATTACGCAAGGTAGGTAAGTGCGGCGGCCTGTAACTGTGCCTTCGCTCTGATACAGCTTAAGGCTTCTTTCTTTGCGTCCAGGTCTTCCCTGGCCTTAAACTGGGAAACCTCGATAGCCTTAATATCTGCTTCCACGCTTGCCAGTTCTTTACGTTCGTCAGCGCTAAAGTGTCTACGGAAGGCGTCGCGCTGGGTATCGTTTGTAACAGCTACCCTTACATGGGTACCATCCGGGTAAGGAATAATACCGTAGGCGTCCTTACCGGTTCCGCAGATCGTGTTAATAGCTTCTGCTTCTGTGATCTGTATAGAGGTTTCCAGCTGGCGGGCGCGTCTGGCTAACTCGACTTTATTCTGGTAGGTTTCTTCGTTCTTACGTCCGGCTTCCAGAATATCCGTAACAGCAGCGTCCAGCTGTGAGATAGTGTTAATCAGCTGTTCGTCTGTCACTACCGGGGTGTTAATGGTTGGTACGTGCTTATTCAAGGCTTCGGCTGCCGCCTTTGCTACGGCGTCCGCGCCGTACTGTTCAATAAGTTTCTGTAATTCTTCTTTCATGTTTTACACCTCTGCTTTCTCTAAAATGCCGTCGGTTATCATATTGAATAACACGGTAAACAACGGTTCCATATCGTCGTTATCAATGTGGTAGGTACCTTCCACGGAACAACTACAGCATACGTGGCGATCACGTACATACAGCTGCATACGCGGAATACTAAATTCGTCACTTGTATAAGCGATCTTTTCCGGTTCTTCTTCGTCCATAGCGAACACATGGAACCATTCATACTGATAGGACATACCTACTTCTGGAAGAAAACAACGTTCCCCCTGGGCGGCCCATTCCTTACCCGTCTTAAATCCGTACTTTCTAAGGCTTTCGATGTCCACGCCTTCTTTTAATTTAAGTATCTGCATTGTCTTACCCCTTTCTTAATTGCATAATGTTTTTGTAAAGCTGCCTAAAATACCGTTTCTCTGCTCCTGTTCTTTTTCCTGTGCTTTTGCCTGTTCTACAGCTGTTTTAACTACGGCAGATATAACGACATTTTGTACAATAGGTACCGCGCTGGCGACTTCCATAACGGTACACGCTTTTAAGTCGTAAACCTGTTTTTCTAATTCTGGGAAGCCGCCATAAGCCTTTAAGGTATCCGCCATATTTGCGATCATAATATCTTTACAAAGTTCATTGAAAGCGTTTATCTTTTTACCGGCCACGGCTTCGCCCCCTTTCGGATATGTGGGCGTACCACCAGGAACGACCCACCCATACAAGAACTGTCAAACGGTTTACTGATCGTATAAGCGCCACAGTTCGGGCAACTTATTTTTATAGCACCAGCGGAAGAAACCACCGGGTTAAGTTCCTGTAAATCGTTATCCGTAATCGGTTCTTCGTGTCCACAGTTACCACAAGTCCAAAATTTCACCTTCATACCGCTACAAGCTCCCTTTGTCTATCAATGATCTGTAAAGCTGTCTTTACTACTTCCGGGCTGTATTTTTCTTCGGCTGCTACCTGGTCGATAATCTGGTTAATATCCATAAGAACCTTATTACCGGTGTGACCCTGGATAAGTGCGCTAAAGTTGTCCATAGCGTACTGTCGTTCCTTTTCTTCCTCGATACGGCTACGATCTAAGACTTCTTCCCCGGACTTCGCACACGACACCGGTATAAACTCCGCTTCGTACTTTCCACTGATTTCGTCTATCTTAATCAGTGCTACCCGTATCTGCCGTTCCATCTCATTAACGGAAGCTGACATACGTAACAGGCTGCCTGGATTTACAAAAAGCTTGTCGTCAGCGCTTCTGTGGTAAATCCCATAGCCTAAGTGATCGTGTCCAGTAAGAATAATGTCGGCGGTCGTGTCCACCTTATATAAATCACTGTATCGGTCAAACGGTGGGCGGTGGTCTAATAACATACCGTGGGCTATATGTACCCCGATATGGTTACCTTCCGGGTAATCTACGTCCGGACCGTATCCGTAGCCGTTTATATCCATATCCTTACTGTACGGCGTAGCAGTCAGATACACCTTGTAGTGTCCCTTTGCCAGATAAATAGGCTTGTCGCTGGCGCTTCTGATAACCGTAAGCTGTGGTACCAGCATTTCCAAAAGCCTTAAGCTGGTACGGTAGTAGCTATCTACGTTGTATCCGTAAATATCATGGTTACCCAGTGTACAGTAAATATTTACCGGACTTTCCTTTAACACCTCTGCAAATTCCAGAAGAACGGCTATACCAACTTCCGGCCGGTCGAATATATCCCCAGGCTGTAAGATCGCGTCTACAGCATTGTCTACAGCTATCTTAAAAACTTCCTTAAGCTTCTGTTTTGCGACTTCCTTATAGTCGTCTATACGGTTTCTGGGGTTCGTGCCGCGTAAGTGTAGATCGCCCACGAATAAAAATTTAACCATCTTCTTCGTCCCCCTTTCGATCGTCTTCGCAGCACTCACACCGTACCTGGTCTGGGTCGTCCGTATAGAAGATAATCCCACAGTCTATACAATGTTTTTTCATAATACGGACACCTCACTTTCTCCACTCTGGGAACGCTTCACAGCTAAACTTACTTCCCCGATTTCTGCAAGGTCGGCGTTATGTGTGATAAGGATAATCTGTCTTCCAAAAGTGGCGCTGTACTCTTTTAAGAAATACGCTACCGACGGCGCGTACTCTTTTGATACGTGCTTACCTACTTCGTCCAGGAATAACGGACCGTCTACGCCTTCCATTTCGCCGACTGCCAGACGAAGCGCAAGAGCGATAATATCAATTTTCCCGCCGCCGCGGTCGTAATCCGGTTTTTCCAGCTTCGTGATAACGCTGTCGTCGTTTAAGTAATATTCAGCGATAGGCTGGTTACCTCTTAAGGTAAGGTCGATCATAAATTTATGATTCCCACCGAAGACCACGTTAAGCGCTTCGCTTACTATATCTTCTATCC